AAACTAAAGGCGGTTTTCAGTTCTTTGTCCGCCGCCTCAGTTAGCGATTTTCTTCTTGCCATAACTTATTTTGGTTAATTAAAATGGTAGATCATCATCATCCTCAAACATATCATCAAATTCATCTGCTTTAGATTTTTTAGCAGTGGGTTTTGTTGATAAACTATAGTTTGATTTTGCAGGTGCAACTGTTTCTTCTACTTCTTCTTCCTCTACTTCTTCTTCCGCTTCATCTTCAGGGTTTAACCATTCTTGAAGTGCTTGTTTGATAGTGTCAAATGGAAGAGGTTTATACAAGTCAAGTGGGTTTTCTTGTTCTTCTAACCATTTCTCAATCAATTTTGAATCTTCAGATAATGCAGAAGTTTTCATTGATGGAGCGATTGATGTTTTGTTATATTGAGTACCTGTTGATTCTGGTCCTACTGTAACTAACTTGATGTCACGTCCTGACATAATATCTGTAAAATCTCCTACTTCTTCGTCAGCTGCCATTTGTAAAAATGCTTCGTAAATTTCTTTACCAAATTCCCACAATTGAACACCTTCAGATTCTTCACCACGTACAATTACAGGAGCGTAAATACGAGTTTTAGGATCTAATTTTTTAGCCAAACGCCAATTTTCCTTATCGTTTGTACCTCTTAATTGCTTTGCAAATTCAGCAATTGGATCTTTTTCACCCCAGTTTAAAGGAGATGCAATTACTTTTTTGGAACCAATTCCATAGTAAAAACGCATTTCTGTAAAAGGGAATTCTTTGTTGTATTTGAACGGTACAACACGAACCGTTTGTTTGCCAACCGTTGGTTTAAAACGCTTGACATTGCTTGAATTGTTGTTAGAACCACCATTAGAGGTTTTTTGCATCGATTCAAGTTTTTTCTTGATTGCATCTAGATTCATAATATATAACTATTTTATTGTTTACAACTTAAATATAATAACCTTTATTTAATAATCCAATTATAATTCAATGATTTGATAAATCTTTGTATTCAATTGCTTGATTTCATTATGTTGGGTCAACAATATACAATTTTTATAATGTTGCCAATTCACTGGGTATTTTGTATCTACTACTCCACCATTTAATCTTTTGATTAACTCGTTTAGAGCGTTTATGGTGTAAAGTGTGTTTGATTCTTTTTTTCTATGTACAAGAATTGTATTTTCAGGAATATCATTTACATTTCCTTGATCTACATTATATGTAATAACATATTCGTTATTGCTTTTAATATGTAGAACAAACATTTTGTCATACATTATTACATACTTGTGTGATAGCTCATTTATGAGCGCCTCTAAATCACTTAGAGCAGTAAAAGTACAAAACAGTCTGTTGTTCATTGATGTAAAATCTAGTAATTGATCAAAATCATACTGATCATACATACGGTAAGAGGGTTCAAGAGTAACGTGCATAACTTTTATTTAATATTGTTGTAGTTTGTACCTTTTTTAATTTTGGTTTGTAATTTAAATTTGTTAAATATTTCTAATATTTGAAGTATGACTTCTTTTTCACTTTTATCTACATCAAATAAAAAGGAATCATAAACATACAACACAAGTTTAGTATTTTTTCCTCGTAATACTTTAAAAATATCGTATAATATAAGAACATTATTTGCGGTCTCCAAGTTTTGTAAAACATAATTTAAAAGTTTTTGAGGATTCATATCCTCCATTTCCCTTTTTATAAATCTATGTTTTGAAACCGGACACTCAATATATCCTCCATAATTGAAAAAATCCCACAAATTATCTATATATGCTTGTGCCTTTTGAAAAAACGGAATATCCCTGTATTCTTTCCATATTCCACCGTAAAGCTGTTTAAACGTGATCTCTTTTGCTTTGGCATAGTCCACATTATACATTCTAGCAAAATGGCCATGGATATCATTACTGTCAAAAGTATAGTCCAATAAATTAGCAAGAAGGGTAGGGTGGTAAGCAGAAATATCCATTTCCAAAAAAACATCGTTGCGGGGGATGAAGCATTCTCTTTCTCCATTGTCTTTGTTTAAAGTTGAAAAATTTATACCTCCAAATGTGTTTGAAGGTCTTGTTGTTAATGTATTTAAATTATATTGCGTGTAAATAAACTCGTCTACTTCTCTATCAAAATGTTGTTCGAATTTAGTTTGGTCCACTTTTATACCCGCTCGTTCTAGTTGATTAAACACTAATGCTGCCTTGTTATAAAACGGGTTCATTCTTGTACTGTCAAAGTTTGCAAAATTTTGTTCGCATACCTCATAGTGTTTTACAATCGGGATAATTGTGTTTAAATTGTGTAGGTTTGGATATTTGTTATAAATGTGGGTATGAGCTTGTGTTAGTTGTGGTATATACGTATGTGGGTAGGGTGAGGGTTGGTGACAATGCTTAAGGGCAAAATAATGTAAAAACTCTTTTCTATCCCTTACATAAATGTATTCTATACTGTTTAATACTCTTTTTATTGTCTCTAAATCAAAGTTTATTGTTTCACTATGGTTAACAGGTATAATATACCCTTTTGAATCATCTCTTGGCCTAATATAAACAGCACAAATATCATTTTCAACAGGATGTAAATTATGTGATGCAGGGATAATTTCAACATATGCTGCTTGATATTTAATGCGACATATTGTTTCTATTTTTTGATCTTCCTCTATTAACCAGTACATAGGTTAAAAATATGAAGACTATTTTATGATTCCAAGTAATATTGTAAAAATTTATCTCGAAAATATTGAGGAAAACCTGCCCATCTTAAATTACGTTCAATTGAAATAGCAGCTCCTTTGTTAGAATTAAAAACTTGTTCTTTATTACCTTTTATCCTCCAAATAAGAGAAGCAGGTGAATATAAATCCCAAGCAATTTGATTACTTCTGTTACTTAATTTATCGTATGTTAATTTATCTATTTCAAAATATTTAATTTCGTTATTTTTTGTACAAAAATATCTTATAAATTGTCCATTTTGTTTATCTTGGTCTGTTGGTAATGTTGGGTTAAATTGAGGGATCGATCTAATAGAAGGTATAATTTTGTATTTTCCTTGACTAAGTTCATCTTGAGTTACTATTACTTCATCTGATGGGGGAGGTAAATATGTTTCTGGGTTGGGGGAAATAGTAAGAAGTATGTTGGGGGAGTTTTGGGGGGTTTTGCCTGTATATTTATTTCCATTAGAGATTTCATAATAAAAGCCTTTATAAGGTTCTTGTGTAGTGGATAGAACATATTCATCTCCATTAGTATATAAATTAGTTTTTATTTGGGATTTTGGGTAATACATAAATTAAAAATATATTTTTAGATTTTTGTCTTTAACTCCTCCTTCTAAAACTGTTATTAAAAGTTGCCCAGTTCCCCAGGTTTTTAATTCTTTTAAATTATCATTGGCTATTTTTAAAGCTGTCTTTTTACCTGCTTTTAAATCTGCATATAAATTAGGATAATATTTATTTGAAATTGTTTTAACATGGGCTGCTATACTATCATCAATTGAATTATAATTTTGAACATTAGCTCCGTTAAATTTAGTAGAATTATTATATTTTTGAGTAGAACCAAATAATGAATATTTAGCTTTAGTAGTTTCAGCTTGTTTCCATGCTTTCATAAATTTGGTGTTTTCTGTTGTTTTTGGTATACCAGCAGCATCCATAAATTTGTTAAGGACATCAATAACGGATTGTCCTTGAATAAAATTAGAACCTCCAGGACTAGTAACAGTACTACTTGCCGCAACTCCTTGTTGGATAAGAGCAGTATTAACAGCAGCAGTAATAACTAAATCTTTTAATTCATTTGTTTTAGGTATAACCGTTGCTTCAATATCTGTTTCCCAGTCATTTTTAGCTAGTTTATGGCTTACTCCAGTTACAATTAAATCTAATGTATTACCATATGCTTTAGGTAAAAATCTAGTATCAATATGTAATTTATTATATATTTTTATACCGGACAAACCATCCATAGTAAATCCTATTTTAAAAGGAATAAATCCAACAGTTCCACCTTGTTGATTCTTTTGTGAAGCAATTAAATATTTAAAATATTCTGTACCTACTGAAAGATTACTTTCAATAGCATCTGTAGATGCTTCCCCAAATCCATCTGTTTGGCCTGTACTAACTGGGAGGAATCCTAACCGTAATGGGTATTTAGCTGGGGTTGCTAACATTTTTTCAACATAGTTTGTAACAGCTTCATCTATCCCATTGCTGTCAGGTAGTGAATTTGCATTTCCTGGGGTAAATTTTTCTTTAAATCTATCTGTTAAACCTTCATTCCATCTTGAAAATGCTGTTGCTTCTGTTCCTTTTACATAACCTCCTGCTGTTGCTCCAACAGTAATCATTGTAGCATATTCTGGGGTAATAGCTGTTTTTAAATCTACTTTGCGAATAAAGTTTGAAATATAACCCTCTCCTATTTTATCATACCCATACAATTGTAATATATAAGAAGGAGAAGCAATGTTTCCAGGGATAGGAGTAGTATCTTGAAGGCGGAGAGTATTTGAATCTTCATCCATTACAGGTTCAATATTATTTATACCGCCTAAAGCTTTATTTATTCCATTACATATATTTTGTAAAAATGTAAATACATTTGTATCTCCTCTTTCATCTGCAGCTGAATTTAAACTTTCTAATATAAAATTAAAGTTTAAATATATGTTCATCATATATGCTTTATTAGGTGATACCTCAGGTATTCTAAAAGCATATAGTTCTTCAAAATAAGTTTCTGGGGTTGCCCCAGATCCATCAGCAGCTTGAAAACCTTTACCTTCTACTATGCATACTCTTGGATCTAATGAAATTTGATTAGGGAGAGAATACATTATGTTAGTAGAAGTATATGAATCTATTTTAAATATAGAGGGATTTAAAGTATATTCTGTACCTTTTTTACCAACATCTACTCTAGGTAAAACATTATCTTGTATAAAATCTAATAAAGCTCCTAATCTAAGATAAAG